CACTTTGTCCGTAGCTAACCCCTGATGAAACTACCAAATCAGGGTCAAGGTCGGTAGTCGCAACTAATAATGATGCCCCAACATCAAAGGCTGTAGCTGCATCAAAATCAGTCCAAGTATCAATGTTACCTGTTCTTCTATCTATCAAATCATTAGGGTAAAAACCTTGCGTCACAAAATGTCTGCGTAGTCTTAATGGTTGTTTTCCTCCTAAATCTAAAGTATTGGCAAATTCATATGATCCACCTGTTATATCTACAGCACCAATAAAATCGAAGTCTGCAATGCTATCAAAGTCTGGTTCATCATCTAGTGTTACAAGTGAACCGAGAACAAGGCCGTTTACGTCATCTGAAAAGAAACAATCAACTTTTGTACCAGCAAAGGGTGGTGAGTCTGTATCTTCTCTATCTGTTAAAACTGTAAGTTTTGGTAAGGCGTTTGGTTCTGTTTGGATCATTGTGACAGAGGCATCACCAGAACTTAAGCGGCCTCCATCATCTTTGAACTTTAAATGATATGTGCCGTTTACAATATTAGGAACAATCGACTCGCTGACGTTACCAGAAAGTGCTGGCAAAACGTCAACTGAATTAGTAAAAGTTGAGCCAGTTGTAAGGTTTGAACTACGAATTACCACGTTTCCACCATGCAAAACGTCAACATCTGTTGATTGATCAAAACGCAATCTTACAAACTGATCTGACAATGGTTCAATTCTTACATTCTGTACATCTGCTGGTAGTGCTGTTTTTCCAACGGCAGTAAAATTATCAACAGTTGAAGTAGTAGAACTAAGAACACCCAAAGAGTTATATGTTTTGACTTTAAAAGTGTAACTGCCTAATCTTGATTCAAATAATTCAAAATCTGGCCTTGCAACTCTCACTCTTTGTGGATTATTTTTTTCAAATTGAAATTCAACTAGATATTCTTTAGCACCTTGTACAGGCTCCCATGTAAGAAAAATTTTAGAGACAGCACGATTATTTAATACAACTATTGATTCCGTTGCAGAAAGGTTTGAAGGTGATGGTTTTTCATCTAATAAAGTAGTTATATTTCTTGGATCTGCCGCAACAGTTGTGTCCTCTACTTGTGCATATTTGTTTGTGTCGTGAATAGTTGCAACGATATTGTAATTTGATTTGTCTTGTTCTGTTATTGATAAAACTCGATATGTTTGAAATTCAACAGCAGTATTTTCAATAGCCCAGATACTGTTTGCTTGTGGAACTGTTGAAAATGCCGAACTAACAGTTATTGTTTTATTAGATATAGCACTTATCGCTCTTGTTTCCATAGAACCGTCAGGCAAAACGACAGAAAGGGTGGCTGAATTAGCTGTTGTCAAATCAGTATTGTTTGCGTCATCAACAATGATTTGTGTTGTAGAAACACCTGTATTTATCCGACCACCTCTGCGAATCCCAGCCCTGAGTGAATCAGCAATGCCTATTATTGTGGATGGTCTTACAATTACACCAGCTTCTAAAGTCGTAGTAAAACTTACAACTTCAGATTCTTTTAGGTTTGAATATAAAAACCATCTTCCTAGTCGATTCGCTTGACCTCTTGATGTACAAGCAATAGTTTTTATTGTTTTTCTTGTTCTTCCAAATTTGCCGATTGCATCAGATAAAGCTGTGATCTGATCTGTTGTGATTAGTTCATAGTTAATCTGCTGAGTATCATTATCAAAATAAGAAACTTCAACTTCAGTAAATTTTGTTCTTTGCCCAGCACCTTGATAAGTAAATCCATTTTCTGTTACGTTTGCATTAGTAAATAAATATTGAGGGTCAGATGTTCCTGTTGACAAGTTAGTGGGACGATCTTGCGACAGTTGTAAAGTTCCAACACCGTAAAAAGGCATTGCGTTCATTATCGAACAAAGATCATTAATAAGTGTATAAGCGTCTTGTTTTTGGCTTAAAATTATATTTGCTGAGAAGCGTGGCTCAGTTGTTTCAGTTATAGGATCTGTTATGAGTTCACTAGAATAAACACTTGCAGAGTAAAAAGAAAAAACGTCTAGAGAGTCCTCTTGAATCATTCCATCAGAACCACCAAAACCTTTGTCAGTTGTCAAGATGTCATATAAAACCCAAGCTGGATCTGAACACCATTCTTTATCAGTTTTAAAAGTTCCATTGAAAACATAATCTGCTGGGTAAATAACCCTTCCATTGTTAGAATCAATAGTTGTTCCATGAGGAACCTTGATCTTGGTTCCTTTTATGCGATATTTTCGGGAAGGGAAAGATTGAAATTCTTGAGCATTAAATCTGAGAGCAACATAAGCGAAACCTTGATATGCTCTTGCATCTGTAATAATTTCTGTAAAAGATAAAAAATTTGATGCGTTTTGTAATTTGCTTTCTGTTGAATCAGCAGTATTTCTAATGACTGTCACCGTTAAAGGAAAGCTTAAAGAAGATGCAAGTTTGATTTCATAATCTTTAATGTAAGGACTTGTAGCTTTTCCGTTAATTACATCTTCAACAACAGGATTATGAACAGTACCATCATTTTCAGTAATTCTTATTGACATTTTTACTTCTACTCCATCAACTTCTCCATCAGTTTTAAATTCTTGCAAAGAAGGAAACTGTAAAGAAACTCTAAGACGATCAAAAGCAGTTGTGCTTGTAGCTCTTGAAACAGATGAAGAGTTAGTTACTGCAACACCAACAGGAACTGTATTTGCTGTAGCAGTTATTTCTTGTAATGCAGTTTGATCTGATGCACCATTTTTGAAAAATACTTCTACATTTGAAAAATTCTCATCACCATTTGCATTTAATAAAGGAGTATTATTTAAAAAAATACTTTTTCTAAAAGTATCAGTTCCACTACCACCAACATCAAAAATAGAATCTATTTCTCCATAACCAAGTAAATCAAATACTGTTGCAAATTGTTTTGATCTAAGGCCACCGTCCACTAAATCAGGATCAACAACCTGTCTTTTGATAGCTGCTAAATCTTCACCTCCAATAAGCTCTGGCATTTAGGAAATCTCCTTAACTATTTGGGCAGTGTCCACCGAAGAACTAATAATAATTGATCCAGAAAACACCAGTCCATATAGAATTGGTATTGGAACTCCACTAGAGCTAATATTTTGTATGCCATTAAAGTTATATGATCCACGCATTGCTGGGTCTGTATCACCAACCGAAGAAACAGAAGAAGAAGGTTTACCTCCACCTAATAAACCAGTAACTCCATCTATTATTAAAGATGTCCCAAGACTTGAAAGAACCCCTCCTACACCACCTGTTAAAAGCGTAGCTCCAATGGACAAAGCATTATCAGCAACAAAATCAACAGCCGTACTAACAACACTTGAAACACCACGTCCAACAGCACCGACAGCTTTTCCAACAGCTTTAAACGCTTTTCTTGCACCTACAGCAACAGGAATGATTTGTATATCACCACTGGCACTCATATTTAATAAATCTCCATTTACAGAATTACCTCCAATTTTTATTTTGTATAATTGTTCATTCATGTGTTTATCAATTCCAGTAAAATTAGCTCTCAAAAAATTGATAGCCTGTTGTGGTGTTTTGACAGCAGCTTCGAATGTTGACTGTCCTAAAAAGTCTTTTAACTTTCCATAAACTTTTATTTTTTTAAGCTGCATATCTATAAACCTCTTTTGTAGCTTCAATATAGCCTAAATCATATAATTCTCTACAACTTAACTTATTTGCCTCATGGTGCAAAATTAATTGATCGCCAATATATAAAGCAACATGACTAAGTTTTTTTCTTGGCCCCATCATAAGCAGTACATCACCTTTTTTTATTTTGTCAGTAGTTTCTTGTTTTTGAAATTTTAGTTTTGGTAAAGCATATTGAAACTCAGGACTATTTAAAAATGATTTTATACTTTTTGGTCTATGCCAGTATGGAATATCAATATTTTTAGTTTCTTTAAACCAATCACAAACGACAGTCCAGCAATCTTGTTGACCCCATACCCATCTTCTTCCAATCAGTGAGGGAGCTTTCCAGCCCGAAGGCTTAACGATGCTCCAACTTTTATGTTGAATACTATAAATGTGATATGGATAACCAACATACTCTGAAGATGCTTTGTCACCATCAGAGGGTTCAGATGAGCCTGTAGGGTGACTATGTACAACTCCAAGTATTTCACCACCTTTATCTTCGCACTCTGCCCAATCCTCTGGATCAAGTGCAAAAAATTCAAATTGATCTTCAGCAATGTTTTTACAAGGCCAAAATATTTCTTTGCCCTCGACAATCGCAACTAATCCACAAGCCTCATCAGGTGCTAGCTGTTCTGCATATTTTATAAAATCATCTTTCCAAGTCATTTTAAAAATTCTGCAAAGTGCCAACTAAAGGAAAATCGGCTCTGGTAACCAGTTTTTTTGGTGCGCCAATACCAATTAAATCAAAAGTACTTACTAATTCAAATTGTACAATATCTCTGTTTTCTGTCACTTTTCTTTCAATAAAATAAATTTCTTGAGGTAATTCACTTGATGGGTCTGGTGTACCATAAGGATTGATAGAGCTTGGAAAGTTGACAGCATCTAAAAATCTACTAAGTGTCCGTCTCCGAATTACTTTTGCTCCTGTTAAATCAGAAAAAGCTGTTGTCTGATTGACTTTTTGTAAAATGGTTGTAATAGTTCCAAGAATATTAGAAAAAGTAATTGTAGGTCTCGGAAGTTTACCTTTTCCAGAAAATGCAAAACCATCTGCCTCGCATGGCATCCTTGCGTAGGTATTTGACTGCCAAACTATATCATTATTATTTGTCAGGTTTACACCAGAATGAAACAAAAATACAGTTTCATCTGATATTGTTGCATTGACATTGAATGACACAGCCCCACTTGTTGACTGTGAAGTGGTGCCTGTAACTGTGAAAGTATTTGTTGCCACTGTTTGGATTGTATAAACGCCATCAATCCCATTGCCAGATGTGAAATCAAGACTAAGAATTAAACCAGTAGAAAATCCATGTGAGTTAAGAGAGATGGTTATAGTTTGTCCTGACTGCGAATATGTAGCCGTTTTTGCTGATTTTGTATAATGAACATCAGCTTTTAATTCAACAGAAAACAATTCAATTACTGATTTGTTTGTAAGCTGTTGTAATTCTGATACAGGGTTTCCCATTATGGCTCAAATACTTCTCTAAATGTTGTTGTAATAATAGCCCTTTCATTGTAAGGAATTGATTTTGACCACGAATCACAAACGTATTGCCCAGCACCAGAAAGAGTAAAATCAACATTTGTAGGAGAAGTTACTAATGCACTGTCACTTGAACTTGCAGTCAATGTAAACGTGTTTGCATCTGCGGCAGTAACAACAGCATAACTTCCATCAGTAGGGCCAGAGCTAAAATCAACTGTTAAAACATCACCAATACCTACTCCATGATTTGTAAAGGTGACTGTGATAATAGTTCCAGCAGAACCGCTACCATCAGATTGAACAAAAGTACCTGTTTTTGCACTAAAACCCTCTGCTGGTGGAGTAAAAGTAAAGCTTGCCTGATCATTTACACGACTTCTTAAAAAGGCTTCTATGACATCAGCTTGAGTTTCAGAAACATTGAAAGTCAAATCATATACTTTTGGATCTTGTGTGAGTGGTAAACCAAATAAAGTTCTAAACTCATATCCATCACCTAAAGCCGTTGTTCTGACTCTTGGATTGCTTTTTTTTCGCATCCCATAGGTAGGAGTGATTGAAGGAAATGTTGCCATTATGGATTTAGTAAACCTCCTGATCTTTGTTCTTGAATAATTGTACTTTGGACAACGGAGGCGATAAGTTCACCAAACTGCCTACCGCCTTGCTCTGATGATCCTTGAGTATCCATACCAGAACTATCTACATTTATTGTAATGTTATTTACAGTACCGCCACCAATTTTATTATTTGGAATTATATTGCCACCCCTTGAACCCATTTGCAAAATCTCAGGCCCCCTCTCACCAACCAAAAATGCACCGCCAGCAGAAACAGGGCCACCGCTTGCTCTTCTACCAAATAATCCACCTAAGAATCCACCAATACCTCCACCACGTTTTCTACCACCACCACCAAATACATTGCCAAGAAATCCACCAACAGCGTTTCCTAAACCAGATACTGCACGTTGCATGGCAACCTCTACAAGCTTTCTCTTAAGATTATTCAATACACCTGTGGCAGCTTCAGCTAAAGACCTTGTACCCATAACAGCATCAGTTAATCCTTGAACTACTCCATCTTCAACACTTTTACCAATTTCCATAAATGTATCTTTAAGCTCTTGAGCTTCTTTTTTCGCATTTCTCTCAGCTTCTGTTAGTTGCTCAACACCTGTTTTTATATTTTGAGTAACAGGAACAATATTATTTTTTGCGTCAAGTTGCTCTTTTACTTCATTTGTAACAAGTCCTTCAACCTCTGAATATTCGATAATTTTTGGAATTAGTTGATCTACAGACTTTTTAATTTTTGGAAAAGGATTTTCAAATTTTGGAAATTTTATATCTAAATCTACTTGCGGCAATTCAATACCACCAAGAAGTTTTCTTAATGGTTCTGGTATAAGTTCAACAACCTTTTCAAATGCTCTTTGAAAAAACTTAACTATGTTTTGTGCAGTACCAGAAACTAACTTTCCAACCCCTTCAAAAAAGTTGACTACAGGTTGAGTTGCTTCTACAAAGCCATTTATAAGATTTTCTCGTAATGTAATGAGATTCCTTAAAGTAACACCGATAACACCACCAATAACTTTTCCGATAAATTCAACTCTTTTACTTGTTGTTGTAATTGCTTCTTTTATACCGATCCAACTTTGTTCTAAATTAAATAAAACATTTGTTGATTCTATTCCTAAAGCTTGTGCAATATTCTTACCTATTTCTCCTACTGCGGCTGTAACTGCCCTCACTGGTGCAAGTATTAGTTCAAATGCACTTTTTAAAGCTTCGACTGTAACAGCAGCAACCTTTAGAGATTCTCTAATAACTATTCCTATTTCAGAGCCTTCAGTAGTAAGGTTTGTAAATGCTGTGCTAAGTCTTGTTAATTGTCCTTGAATCGTGTTTTGTGCTGTAAACGCAGCTTCAGCAGCTTTTCCCTGTGCGTTTGCTTGGTTTTCTAGGTTTTTATTGAAACTTACAAGTTGATCGTTTAACAGTGGTAATATTGCGGTTCTTGCCTCAACAGATCCAAAGAATTTTGCAAGCGTTTCTTCACTTGCTCCGCCCTTTGCAACAAGTTCTTCTAAAACACCTCCTAAACCTTTTGTACTTAAAGCGGTAGCACTAAAGTCTATTCCAAGCTCTTTAGCTGCGTCAGAGGCTTCTTTTGTTGGTTTTTGTATAGCAGCAATAACTTGTCGCAGTCCAGCAAAGGTTGATTCAACAGGAACACCAGTTGCAGTGACAGTAGATATTGCAGCATTAAGTTCATCTATCCCAACACCAGCACCAGCCGCTATAGGTGCTAAACGACCTATTTGCTGTGCATATTGATCTACGACAATCTTACCATCATTCTGAGTCTGTATAAATCCATCAACTAATTTAGCCGCTTGATCTGAACTTAAACCATAAGCATTTAGAACAGAGGTTGTTGCATCAGCAACAGTAGCCAATTCAGAAAATCCACCAGTCGCACCTAACTGTGATGCCTTCAATACGTCTGAAAGTTCTGCCACCTCACCAAAGCCAGCAGACGCTACATCATAAGAGGCTGATAGCAAATCAAGCTGAGAAACTTGACCACTTAGCTGATTAGATAAACTTGCAAGTTTTGGATTTAAAGTATCAACATCTACACCAAGAGTTTTAACTTTTGCAGTTGCAAAATCTTGTTGTGCTAAATTTCCAAATGTTTTTCCTAAAGCAGCAACTAAACTAAGTCCAGCAGTTATAGGGCCTAAAGCTGTTGCTAACGCAGCCCCAGCAGTTCTAAAACCTACAGCCGCCCCTTTTGCACCAGCACCAGCACCAAAAAATCCTTTACCTAGTATTGGTAAATTTTTATTGGCATCTTTTAATTTGCTATTTGTTCCGTTTACAGTTTGATTAAATTTTTGTGCCTGTGTATTTACATTTTTTAGTGCAGTTATAGCTTGCGTAGCACTAACTCTTAGTTCTACATTGGAAACTGCCACGACTAAACAATAACTCCTTTAACTATATCTTGATTTGCGTTTCATTGCATCTATCTCTTTCTTTTCTCTTTCTGATTTTAATTCATAATATCCAGCAAAAAATACCAACTCTTCCTCAGTGAGTTGTGTTCTCAATTCACTAACTGTCTTACCTAATTCTGTTGCAAGGAAAAACTCAAAATTTAACCAGTTATCCCCCCTTAGGATTCCTTTACGTTATCAATAGTTGCGTTTTGATTTACACCAAATAAAAATAATTCAATTTCATTTAATACATTTTCTGGCAACTCATTTTGTAAGTTAGCAAAATCGGCTGGGTGAAATGCTTTTGTCCCATCTTCATTCTCTGCCAACTGACAAAGCATATGTGTGGAAAC